CGCACACCAACCAGATGGGCCGGATGGGCTGGAACGCAACAGACCAGACCGTTGACCTCGGCATGGAATACGACGTGGTGCAGCAGGTTGGACTGGAAACTTACGCTCGCGTGGCTAACTTCACCGGAGTCACCATCCCAAACGGCACCGTGGTAGGGTTTACCGGGGCCATACCGGACAGCGCACTGTCAGTGGCACCCTACCTAGCCAACGGCGCAACAAACACGCTGTACGTCGTGGGCGTGATGACGCACGACCTGCCAGACACAGGGCAAAAAGGCTACTGCACCGTTTGGGGCTTTGTGCGTGACGTAAACACCAGCGGGTTTACCCTTGGTGACATCTTGTACGCCAGCCCAACAGTGGCGGGTGGACTTACCAACGTCAAGCCAACCGCGCCGAATAACGTGGTGCCCATCGCAGCCGTGCTGCAAGTCGGCACAACAGATGGCGTGATCTTTGTCCGACCCACCATCGAGCAGCAAATCTATTACGGCGAGTTCACCAAGACAAACAGCCAAAGCCCTGTTGCGACCAATACAGCCTACCCATTACTGTTCACTAACACAGAGATCGCCAACGGCGTATCCATTGGCACGACAACTTCAGAGATTTATGTAGCTCAAGCTGGCTTATACAACATTGCCTGCTCGGTACAGATTACTTCTAACAACAGCGCACAAAAATCTATTTGGGTTTGGTTGCGCAAAAACGGTACGACAGATTTTCCCAATTCAGCCCGTGTAGCATCTATTACACTAAACAATGGTTATTTGGTGGTGACGCTGAACGAAGTTGCGTCCTTGCTGGCCGGTGATTTCATCGAAGTTATGTACGCTGCCGACAATACCAACGTCAGCATCGCCACGGTAGCAGCTACCGCATTTGCACCAGCGGCACCTGCCGTTATTCTTGCAGTCACCCAGACTGAACAATAGGAGTTACCCATGACAGTGACCGTCAAAGTCCTAATCCCGGCCAAGATTGCCGAAGCGACACAGACCACCCAGTACACCGCCAATGGTGTCACTACAATCATTGACAAGTTCACCGCCACAAACTACAGCGCCAGCGCTGCCACGTTGTCGGTCAACTTGGTCACTGTGTCGTTTTCAGCCGGAGATGCTAACTTGATTACCAAGACCAAGACGTTGCAGCCTACCGAGGTGTACACATTCCCTGAACTGGTGGGTCAGGTATTGTCACCAGGCGCGTTTATATCTACACTGGCTGGTACTGCTACATCAATCAACATTCGCGCCTCTGGTCGTGAGGTGAGCTGATGATTCAACATCACTTTAGCGCGGGCGTGTATGCAAAAGAAACGCATATACCTGCCGGGCATGTGCTGGTGCAGCATAAGCATAAATTCGACCATCTGTCGATTTTGGCAAGTGGCTCGATTGAAATGATGGTTGACGGCGAACGGTCGGTATTGCACGCCCCTGCGTGCATAACAATTGCCGCGCACAAGCATCACGGCGTAAAATCACTGACAGACGTGGTCTGGTATTGCATACACGCCACCGAATGTACCGATGAAAACGATATTGACGACGTTTTAATTATCGACGGCAATGTTAAAGAAGCGCAAGAATTGGCTGAATGCCTAAAGGAGAATTGATATGCCTTGGATGATGGCCGCAGCAGTTGTTGGTAGTTCTTTAATCGGCGGAAGCGCGGCCAAAAGCGCAGCAAGTACGCAAGCTGCAGCAGCAGACCGCGCAGCGCAACTTCAAAAAGAACAGTTTGATCGGCAAGTTGAGCTTCAGGCTCCTTGGCGTCAAGCTGGCGAACGAGCGTTGGGCAAACTTGAAGGCGCAGCAGAATATACGCCGTTTGGGCAAGCGCAGTTTACTGCTGACCCAGGCTACGGTTTTCGGCTGTCAGAAGGCCAAAAAGCACTCGACCGGCAAGCAGCCGCCCGAGGTGGCCTGATTTCTGGCGGGGCGCTTAAAGCAGCGCAACGCTACGGTCAAGAGATGGGTTCGCAAGAATACATGAATGCGTTTAACCGTTACCAGACCGAGCGCCAAGCTCGATTGGGGCCGTTGCAGTCTTTGGCTGGTGTCGGTCAAACAGCAGTTAATCAATTGGGTGCGGCAGGGCAATCCTACGCCGCTGGCGCAGGCGAAGCTATCGGCGCAGGCGCTCAAGCCCGCGCTTCAGGTTACATGGGCGGCGCAAACGCTTTGGCCGGTGGCTTAAACCAATACATGAACTACAGTCAAGGTCAGCAACAAAACGCGCTGTTGCAGCAAGCGATTGCTGGGCGCAGTGGTGGTGGTGGCTACGGCGGTGGGTATGGTGGCGGCACGCAAATGTCGCAGCAAGATTATGCTATCGCCAGTGGCGGCTATTAAGGAACACATATGGCGCTCGTAAACCCCAGCATCGCAATGTCGTACAAGCCTACGACAGAATATCAGCCTCGTAATGCACTGGCCGAATACGCACAAGTTCAACAGATCATGGGCGGGCAACGTCAGGCAGAAGTAGCGGACATGCAATTGGAATCGCTGCGTCGTGATCGCGACGCATTGAGCCAAATTCAAGCCGCTATTGTCGCCAAAGGTGGGCCGCCGGATTTGGCGGCTGCTGCGGACGCCATGATTAAGTCAGGCAAACCAGAATATTTGACGCAAGGTATGGCTATCCGCCAAAAACTTAACGATCAAGCACTGTTTGCCAATTACCAAAAAGAATTCTCGCCTACCGGCGCGCCTGTTGCTGCGCCTGTTGCTGCGCCTGCTGGCGCGCCTGCTGCACTTCGTATGCCTCAAGCCCCCGCGCCAACAAATGCGCTGGGAACAGGCATGTTTGGCATGGGTGTGGAACCGACTGCGGCTGCACCGGTCAACGCAATGGCACCCGCGCCCGTAGCACCAGTTAACGCTATGGCCGCGCAGCCTGATGTTGCTATGCTAGAAGCCCGCTATCGCCGGGTTGCCAACATTGACACACCAGGCGCAAAAGCTGAAGCTGCGCTGTTGCTTAAACAACTTGACCGCGCCGCCACGGCAACGCCTGCTGATATTAAAACCATGCAAGCGTTGGGCTACCCAGTCACGCAAACTGGTTTTAAAGCATACCGCGACGCGCAACGGCCAGAGCGGTTGCTTACACCAGAAGAAGAAGCGCAAAAAATGCGGCTTGCTAAAGCTGGCAGACCCATTACAACCATTACCAACGTGCAGGAAAAAGCCGAAGCAGGCGAGTTTGGCAAAATGCTGGTTAGCCAATACAGCGATATTTCTAAAGCCGCTGGGTTGGCAGTTAAGACGTTGCCATCCATCGAAGCCAACCTTGGCGCACTAAACAAAGGTTTTGATACCGGGTTTGGCAAAGAAACCGTAGCGGCGGGCGCGCGAGTGCTGGCTGCACTTGGCGTACAAAACGCAGACAAGTTTGCAACAGACACGCAGACGTTTCAATCCAACGCCATTTCAGCCGTGTTGCAAAAGCAGCTTGAACAAAAAGGTCCGCAGACTGAGTCGGACGCACGGCGTATTGAACAAGTCGGCGCAGAATTGGGCAAGACCAAAGCCGCCAACGAGTTTATTTTGTCAACGGCCAAAGAACAACTTCGCCGTGATATTGAGCAGCGCAATTTTTACGACAAATGGAAAAACCAAACCGGTAGTTTTAACGGCGCTGAATCTGCTTGGTTTGCAGGCGAAGGCGGTAAATCGCTGTTTGACCGCCCTGCGCTTAAGAAGTTTGCGACCGGCGTGGCGGCTGAAGGTGCTGCTTCGCAGATTCCTACCGCTGCCACGCCCGCGCGCGCTGTCGCTCCTGCGCCAGCTCCTTCGGTTAACATTGACGCACTGCTTAACAAGTACAAAGTTAAATAATCATGGCAACACTTGAACAACTTAGCGCGGCGTTGGTCAAGGCTGATGCTGCGGGCAACACCGAAGATGCCCAAGCGTTTGCAAATGCCATTCGGCAAATGCAAGTTGCGCCCGTAGCTGCGCCAGCGCCCGTGCAGTCCGAGATTCCTGCGCCTCGTCAAAGCCCAGGTTTTATGACCCAACTGGGGCGCGGCGCAGCATCGCTGGCTGATGTTACGGTCGGCGGCGTTTTGCCTGCCGTGGCCCAGCAAGTAGGTTATCCTCTTGCTCGTTTAGGCCGCACACCAGAAGAAGCGCAAGCAGCCACGCGGCGCATGGTCGGCGCAGTCGAACAGCCGTTTGGTAAGGCGTTTGGCGTGTCTGAGACACCGGAATACCAGCAAGAGTCTGGTCGTCAAGTGCTGGACTTTATCGGGCAAAACTTTCAAAAAGGCGCAAAGTGGATTGCCGAGAAAACTGGCTTGCCTCAGTCAGACATTGAAAACTATCTGGGCACGGCTACAGTTGCCGCGCCTAAAATTGTTCCACCTGTTGCCCGTGCAATTCGCGATGTCGCCGCGCCTGCGATTGAAAAGACGGTCATCGGCGCAAAGATGCCGTTTGAGGCGCGCGCGCAAGCCAAGCGTGAACGCCAGTCGTTGGAAGACTATGCGCGCGGGCCACAGTTGGACGCGATTGCTGAAGCGCAGCGCATGAAGATAGCGCTTCCACCAGAATACATCCAGCCTACTATTGGGCCAAAGTTGACATCTATGGCGGCAGGGCCGCGCGGTCCTGCGGCATTGGCCGAAACCAATAAAAACCAAGTGCGTATTGTGGCGCTGGAAGACATGGGATTGCCTGCTACCGCACAACTTAACAGCGTAAAAACCTTTCAAGAAGCGCGCGCTCAAGTTGCCCAGCCCTACGAACAAGTTAAAAAACTGCCGGTGCAGCAGGCTGACGACGCGATGATCCAACGGCTGGAAGAAATTCGGGCAGATCTGGACGTTATTGGGGCTAAAGAGTACGCGCCAGCCATCGGCAAAATTGTTGACGATGCAATTTCAAAAACGCAAACCGGCTTGACTGGCGAGCAATTGCTTAAAAACATCAGCGTGCTGCGTGAACGGGCGCGCAAGACGTACAACAATAAGTCAGCAACAACAGAAGCCTTGGACATTGCGGACACCAATCTTAAAGTAGCGACTGAGCTGGAATCCATGATGGATAACAGCATCTTTAACCCTAAGTTGCTGCAACAGTACCGCGACGCACGCCAAAAGATGGCCCGTACATATGCCTACGAAGGCGCAACAGACCTCAACACAGGCATGGTTGACGTTAGCAAACTGGCGCGGATTACATCCAAAGACAGCGCGCTGACTGGTGACATTGCATCGTTGGGCAAAATCGCCGGTAACTTTCCTGAAGCGTTTACAACAAAACCCACGCCAGGCTTGTTGACTGCGCCTCGGTTAAGTCGTTCTGGCGCAGGCGGTGCGGCAGGCGCGCTGATTGGTTCGCAGTTTGGTTTGACTGGCTCTATTTTGGGTGGCGCTCTTGGCGGATTGGGTACCGAAGTTCTAGGCGCAGCAGCCGCACGTCGGATGGCTTCGCCCGGCTACCAATCTAGTTTGCAGATGCGCGACATGCGTATCCCGGTCAATCAGTTGGCTGCGTCGATGCAGCCTATCCCGCAAGATCGAGCGTTAGTGCCATACCAAGCGCCTGTTGAAGTGCTGATGCCCGGCGAAGGTCCGTATCAACCCAACTTTGTAATGCAGCCCGGCCAGTACGGCGCGCGCGTCACGCCTGGCGTAGCCGACATTCGCAATGCGTTGCCCGCGCCAAGTGCCGAAGGCACTATGAACATGTTGCGTGCTGAACAACAGCGCGCCGCTGGCATGTCGCGCACCTTAGGCCAACAAGCCGAAGCACAGCAAGCCGCTGCCGAAGCTGCGGCACGCCGCCCCACCAAAGGCGCGGTCGAGTTGCAGATTAACCCGTTGACCGGCGCACCAGAAGTCGCCGCAGGCATTAAAGGTGCTACGCCTGCCACGTTCCAAGACTTTGGCGCATCACTCAAATCGGCAACCGACAAAGCCACTGCTGGCCGCATGTTCGATCTGACTGCGGCTGAAAAGGTGGCGTTTGACAAAACCAAAATTGATCTAGCCGAAGTAGCCCCCGGCATGAAAGCGATGACTGACAAAGCCATCGCCACCAAAATGCAGGACCGCGCATGGGTCCAAGACACGATTGCCAAAGCGCAAAACAAAGCGCGGGGGTTTGAAGACATCGCTGCCCGTGCAACCACCGAGCGCCTGCGCCAAGACGCGCTGATGAAGCGTGAACAACTGCTGGATCTGTTGGATACCCTTGAGGGTCAGTTCGGCAAAGCCCGTCCGGTAAAATCCGGCGGTCAAGGCCCAAAGACTCGCGCCTTCCAACGCAACATGCTGCGCCCAGAAGGTGACGATATTCAAAACGCGCTTGTCAAGTAAGCCAATATAGTTAAAATACGAGTAGTTTAAATCATGGACCCGACCAACATGGCGAACGAAATTGATCCTGTGAAATATGGTGTTTTGTGGGAGCGCGTACAGAACTACGAACGCCGGTTTGACGACATGAGCGCCAAGATCGACAAGATGGAGAACTCTGTCGAAAAGCTGGTAGCCCTCGCCAATCAGGGCCGTGGAGGCTTTTGGGCCGGTATGGCCTTCGTATCGTTCACCTCCAGCGCTGTTGGGTTCGCGATCAGTTGGCTCAAGGGTCATTGATGTACAGCCTTGGCCCCCGGTCGCTGATGCGCCTCAAGGGCGTCCATCCTGATCTGGTCAAGGTTGTCCAACAAGCCATCAAGCTGTCCACCGTAGACTTCACCGTGCTGGAGGGCTTGCGCGATGTGCTGCGTCAAAAGAAGCTGGTTGCTGCCGGTGCCAGTCAGACCCTCAACTCGCGCCACCTGACAGGCCACGCCGTCGATCTGGGCGCTTGGGTTGACGCCCAGGTAGACTGGTCTTGGCCCTTGTACGCACAGATCAATGCTGCAATGCAGCAGGCAGCTAAGATTCAGAACGTGCCCGTCATCTGGGGCGGAGGCTGGAGAACTTTCAAAGATGGCCCTCATTTCGAGCTTGACCGAAAGGCATACCCGTGATCCCCAAAGACAAACAACTGCATATCCTGATGGGCATCGGCGCTTGTGTTGTGCTGGCCGTTGTGCATCATGTGACGCTCGGTCTTGGCCTGCTGATCGGATGTGCTGCCCTTGGTATCTTCTACGAAGTGCAGCAGTGGTATCGCAAAGAAGGCCAGCCTGACGCGCTGGACGCCCTTGCCACTGCCTCGCCCGGCATCGTTGCGTACATTGTTCTGGAGACTGTCAAATGGACCCACTAACCATCCTCGCCGCCCTTGGCCCACTGGCCGTTGACCTGGGCAAGTCCCTGATTGGGCGCTTCATCCAGACCGACAACTACAAGCCCGTCAACGTGGACGAATACGTCAAGATGCGCCAGCTCGATTTGGACATGTTCAAGGCCATGAACGACGCTGGCGGCACCAACCCCTCATACCCGTGGGTTGAGGCTGCTGTGCGCCTTATGCGGCCTTGTATCGCTCTTTTAGTCATAGGTACATGGGCCTATTTACAAGCAACCGGACAAGCGACAGAATCGCTAGATAGCTTTGCGGCGGCGATTGGTTTTTATTTGTTTGCCGACCGCACTTTGTTTCATTTGCGAAAGAAAACACCGTGACGTTAAAAATTTGCGCGGAATGTAATCGGCATTTAGACCGTGCAGAGTTTCATAAAAACAAACGCAGGGTAGATGGACATCACGAATACTGCAAAGATTGCCGTAAAGCGCAATATCTGCGTCGGGATCAAGACAGCGCGGTAAAACGCGCCGCAACACGTTACGCCGCAAATCGTAAACAGTGCCTGGCGCAAATGAGCGTGAGATACCAGCAAGCAATTGAACAAAAGCAAGCTTACGGACGCGCACATTACGCAGCCAATAAATCAAAATACATTAGCCGCGCAATGCTACGAAAAGAAAGAGTCACGCAAGCAACGCCACCTTGGTTTGACGATTTTCAATTGTTTGCAATGCAAGAGGCTTTTGATTTAGCAGACCGGCGCAAAAAAGCAACTGGAATTGAATGGGATGTAGATCACATCATTCCACTTCGCGGTAAAACAGTCAGCGGCCTAAATGTCATTGAAAACATAGCAGTCATACCAAAATCCATGAACAGCGCAAAACGTGCGCGGTACTTGGAGTTAGATGATCGCACACTGTTCTACGCTCGAAAGAACAAGTAAAACAGCGTGGGCCAGATCATCAGGCCCAGGATCGCCATCAGCATCCAGTAGGCCAGACACTTAACCTTGTAGCGCCAGGTGCTGACCGGCAATACTTCTTTGCCAACCCAGGCGGTTCTAACCGGGCAATCCCTGCCCTGGTTGCAGTTCCCGTACTCGTCGCAGCAGTTCATCTTTGATCCTTTCTTCGGTTGAGAATCTATGTGTGTTGGCGCACTCATAGCGCCGGGTAACAACAACGCCATTTTTCTGTGTCCTTGTCTCTAGTGTGCGGGTCCAAGCCCCGCAGGTGGGGCAGGTCATGCTCATGCTGTTCTTCTTATTTCACGAATCTTGTCACGTGACAGCGCCATGTTGAACACGCTGTTCATGCGAACCATCGTGTTTCGCTTGGCTTCGCTTCTGCGCCGGTTCGCTGCCACATCGGGTCGTGGGCGGCGCTTGTCTGGATGATCACCAGCCTTGAACACAGCGCGAGGGTATCGCCGTGCGCCGTCGTAAACATAAACCCACTCGGCGATATGCAGCCGCTTTTCGCCAGCCTTGGTGCGCTTGATCATGCGGTTTAGCACAGCGTGAGCGTCATACCGGCCAATGTCGGCGTAGTCGGCAAACTCCTGCGCTGTGATCTGCTCAAACGCATCAAGCGCCGCCCAGACTCGGGTGACATGTGAGCCTTTGTTAGTCGAACTCATGTGTTCCCCCTTGCTCGGATGGCGGCGGCGCAGTCGTAGCCGGTGTACAGCACCATGTCATCACACACCTTTGCACACGCCTCACGCTCATCAGCACGAACAAGGGCTTCAAGGGCTTTGAATCGTTCAATCACATCTTCTGGCGGCTTCAGCCAAGTCAACAAGCCAGCTTCACGGGCCATTTCTATGGTGTCTTTCATTTCTGCTCCTTCTTAACCCATGTGCAGCCAAGGCACACCTTCATCATCCATCGCACAAACCAGTTGGGTACTTGACCCTCTGCCGGGATGTAAATCATGCCGTATCCTTCTGAGGTGTTGCCAAACAAATAGCACTTCCAGTTGGGGTCTTGTGCTGGCATTATTTGAAATCTGACTTCACTCATGACTCCACCCCCTTGATGTAGGCCGTCAGACGCTTGATCTGCGACTCACGGAACTTGCACATCGACTCGGCATATTCACGGCTGGTCTGGGCTTCCAGCAGCTTGCGCTTGGCGTCCTCCAGTTCACGCAGGGCGATCACCTCGGCGCTTGGCGTGGACCACAGTTTTTTAAGTTCTTGGATCATTTGATGGCTTCCTTTAATATTTCTGCGCGTTCGCGGGCGGCGCGCAGGGTTGAGTAACGCTGATGCAGACGCGCCAGCATGGTCGAGCGCCTGTGTGTGTTTCTTTCTTCGTCCAGCAAGTCAAGTACCTGCTGCTCAGTCATTGCGCTGAGTTGATCATTAAGGCGTCGCCACGTAAGCATCTAATTTCCTTTCAAGTTCCAAAATTGTTTTGATTGTTCGCGCCATGCTTTTCTCGGCTGAGTTGTACTGGCGCTGCTTATGCCGCAGCTCAGACCGTGCGGCCTTGAGCTTGGCCCGTAAAAAATCTGCCCGTTTCATTTCAAACTCTCCAATGCTATTTCCGACACAGCGCGTTTGCTGTGCAGCGCGCCCCAAATTTTCTCGTCTACGCTGTCACGCGCCATCAGGATGTAGACCCAGACGTCGTGCAGTTGTCCTGACCGGTGCAGCCGTCCAACGGTTTGTTCGTAAAGCTCAAGGCTCCACGGCAAGGACAGAAAAACCATGTGGTGGCCTCCGTGCTGTAAGTTAAGGCCATGACCTGCGGATTTTGGATGCACCGCAAGAAGTCGAACTTCGCCAGCGTTCCATCGTCCAATGGCGTTATCATGGTCCAGCGTAACGAGGTGGCCGTAGCGTCGCTTGAGTTCGGCGAGTTCTTCTTGGTAGTGGTAAACAATGATGGTGTTTGCATGTTGGTTTTCATCAAGTAATTCATCCAGCGCGTTGAACTTGTGAAAGCCCAACCAGTGTGGCGCTGGTGTATAGACAAACCCACTGGCGATCTGTTGCAACTTCTGCGTCACCACAGCCGCATTGACAGCAATGGCCTTGGCATCTGGCAGCTCGGCCACAAAGTCTTTCTTCATGTCCTCGTAGGGCTTGCGGTCGTCCATGTCCACGCGCAGCTCAACAGCGTGGCAGGGCGGCAACTTGTCCTTGTACTCGCCCGGCTCCAGCACGAACGTGGCGGGCTTGATCTTCTTCATCACCAGATCCAGCGCGCCTGGGCGCGGGGTCCATTCGCTAAAGTCTGGGCGGCGGTTCTCGACAAAGTATTGCTGCATGAACGCGCCTTTGCTGCGCCCCAGTAGCGACTGATCGACGATCTTGCACTGGCCGAACACGTCCTCAAGACCGTTGCTGGTGAACGAGCCAGTCAGCCCCCACCGGACCTTGATCGGGTCCATGACCTTGAGCAACGCCTTGAACCTGGTGCCGGACGGGTTCTTTAGCTTGGTCAGCTCGTCAAACACGATACCGTCAAAGTTCAGATCCTGCTCGGCCAACCATTGGATGTTGTCGTAGTTGGTCACAACGACCTGAGCGCCGCTGTATAGCGCGGCTTTACGCTGTGCAGGCGTGCCCACAGCAACAGCGACAGTCATCATCGGCGCCCACTTAGGCTGCTCGACCGGCCAGACGTCGGTGCAAACGCGCTTGGGGGCCAACACCAGCCAGCGCTTGACGTGCTGGTCGCGCCACATCTCCCACATGGCAGTCAGCGAAATCGCTGTCTTGCCAGCGCCCACTGACGCCAGCACCATCGCACGGTCGTGCTGGTACAGGAAGTCAGCAGCCGTTTCTTGATACGCTCTCAACTCCATTGCGCTGCCATCGCGTCAGCGATGCCCTCGTAGGTTTTGCTACGCAGCTTCCAACGGTTCTTGCTGGGTGGCAGTTTGTTCTGGCCGCTATCGGTCTGGTTGCCCCAGCGTTGCTTGCCGCCAACGATGCGCGGCTCGACCATCTGCGTTGGTTTGAGCAACGGCAAACCCTTGAGCCATAGGCAGGTCTTCTTGCTGGCGTCATGGCCGAACTGATGCGGCTGGATGATTTGGTCAGGCTTGCGGATACGCGAGCTGATGACGCTGACGGGGTTCTCGATGGCGATGCGCTCGATAGGCGCGTCCATGAACAGGCGCACAAAGTCCAGCGCGTCCTCGGTCAGCTTGGGGTCGCGCAGGCCACGCGTGGTCCAGTGCATACCGCTAACAGACAGATAAGTGCAAGGCGGGTGTGCGATCAGCAAGTCCCACTCTTGGTCCAGCAACTCACGCACGTCGCCTTGGTGGTGCGGCCCCGGCTGTTCGCTGGGCAGCAGATCGCACGACATGGCGAAGTGGCCACGCGCACGAAAGGCGTCGCGTACAGCGCCGCTGGATTCGCAAGCAATCAAGACTCTCACTTGTTGCCTTCCAGCTCGATCAGCAGCTCAAGGTAATGGATCGCCTTTTTCAGGTCAGCGATGCCGTTCTTCTCGCGCCAGCGTGTGACGTACTTCACCACGTTGCCCTCGCAAAAGCCAAGGTCGTTGGCGTGGATGTAGATGATGGGCTGGATGCCCTTGTCGCGGTAGTGGCTGCCGCCGACCTGCTTGGTCAGCGCGCTAAAAGCCTCATCTTCTTCCATCGTGATGGGTAAGTCAGTCATTTGTTTTCTCCTTGATCAGTTGAATAAATCGTTCCAGTTGTTCTTTGGTAAAGACGTATCGGTCGGTGAACATTGGCGGGTTGATGCACCGCGACTCGATGCTGCCGCCAGCTTCAAGCACTTGCGTTGGTAAGCCATTCATCAATCTGCTCCTTGTTCCACAACACACAGTAGTTTTGTTTGAGTCGAGCCATCTCGTCACCAAACACCTTTTGCAAGGGCGACAGTCTGCCGCCCTCGGTCTTCACTTCGATGAACCATGTGCTGCCGTCAGGCAGGCACACGATCCGGTCAGCCACGCCGCGATGGGCAGGGCTGGTGAACTTGTACGCAACGCCGCCAATACGACGTACGCTTTTGACCAGATAGGCCTCAATGTTTTTTTCTAGCATTTGCCAATCATACACACAAAAAAGATGTTGTGCAAAACTTTTTAACGTGCTATGCTTGAGGCTCAATCAACTACTGGACAATAAAATGGACTACTCAATCAAAGGTGCCGAGCACAGCAACATCAACGTCACCCCATACGAGGGTGGCATCTGGATCAGCCTCCATCGCCACTGCGCTTACACATCCACCTATCTTTCAAAAGAGCAGGCCGAGCAACTGCGTGACGCCCTCATCGCTCTCACAACGGAAACAGAAAATGTTGCACAGTAATATTGTCGGCGGTAGCACCGCCAAGCGCGTCATGGCCTGCCCAGGCTCTGTGGCCCTCAGCGCCAAGATGCCGCCCAAGCCATCCAGCGAACACGCCGACCGTGGCACCTTGCTGCACGACGTGATCGCCGAGATCCTCGGCAAAGACCTGCCGTGGAAACAGTTCATCGGCGCACGCCACAACGACCAAGTGCTGACCGAGGAGCTGTTTGAGGAAAAGATCGCCGTAGCGCTTGAGCTGCTGGACGAGGTTGACCCACACAAGCGCATGGAATATGAAGTCGAGACACGTGTCGGCTTCGGTGACCTGCTGCCCGGCGTCTTTGGCTCGACCGACCTTGTGGGCAAAATCGGCAACAAAGCCATCGTGCTGGACTGGAAGTTCGGCGACGGCGTTGTGGTGACGGCTGAAGAAAACGCGCAGCTCATGTTCTACGCTGCTGCGTCAATGCGGACTGAAGAAGCCAAGTGGGCGTTTGAAGGTGTGGACGAGATCGAGCTGATCATCATCCAGCCGCCAGCGATCCGCCGCTGGACCACCACCAAGGCGCGCATCAAAGAGTTCGAGCAAGAGCTGGTACTGGCCGTTCACGCCGCAATGAAACCAAATGCTGCGCTGCAACATGGTGACCATTGCCGCTGGTGCGCTGCCAAGCCGACCTGTCCTAAGATGACCGGCGCTGTTGACCGCGCCCTGCAAGTCCAACTGAAAGAAGTAGATGTTGACATGCTCGGCAAATACCTGAAGAATGCAGACCTCTTAGAGGACTGGATTAAAGACCTGCGTGGTCTGGCGTTACAGTTGCTTGAGAAAAATCTGCCGGTGCCAGGGTATAAACTTGTACCCAAGCAAGCGCGCCGCCAATGGTCAGATGAAGCAAAAGTGGCATCTGCACTGCACGACATGGGCGTCCCCCGTGTTGAGCTGTACAAGCCAGAAGAATTACTCAGCCCGGCTCAAGCCGAGAAGGTGCTGAAAAAGCGCAAGATGGCGCTGCCCGACAATCTTGTCGTGTCAGTGTCGTCAGGCACCACGATGGCCCCGGAGAGCGATCCCCGATCAGCCGTTGTGACAATTGGAGCTGTCCTTAAAGACGCTCTTTCTAAACTGCAATAAAGGAAACTGTAATGTCCTCTCTCGTAACTTTCTCTCAAGCCAATCTCCCCGCTGTCACGAATCTGTCGGCAGCACTTCGCAAACTGGACTCTGAAGTCGGCCCTGCCGGTGTTGCCATCCTCAAGATGGACAAGACCGGCCATTGGGTCTTCGGTGCTGACCAGACTGAAGTTGAAGACGACTCTACTTGGGCCATCAATCCTTTCTCTTTTGTCCACGGCTTCATCGCTTGGGGTGATGGTGAAGTGTTGGGCGAAAAAATGGTGTCGGTTGCCGAGCCATTGCCTGAACTCGACGCTGCCCCTGGCGGTGCCAAGAACGGCTGGCAAAAGCAAGTGGGCGTTTCGCTCAAGTGCATCAGTGGTGAAGACAAAGGCCTTGAGTGCCGCTACGCTACGACCTCGGTCGGTGGTGTGCGCTCCGTGCAGGCCTTGGCCGTCACCATTGCCACGCAAGTGGACAAGGACCAAACCAAGCCAGTTGCTGTCGTGCGCCTGAAAAAGGATCACTACCAGCACAAGTCCTACGGCAAAATCTACACCCCGGTGTTTGAAGTTGTCCAGTGGGTGAGCATGGACGGTGCCGAGCCAGAAGCAACGCCTGAAAGCGCGTTAACTGCTGCTGTAGCCGCTGAAGAAGCGCCAGCCGCAGGACGCCGCCGCCGCGCAGCGTAAGTCTTTCCTGATGCCCATTCGCAAGAGTGGGCATTGGAAAATGCTCTACCTTGACTTTGAAACCCGCAGCCGCTGTGACCTTAAAAAGCACGGTGTTTACAACTACGCCCAAGACGCCTCGACCGACGTGTTGTGTATGTCCTACGCCTTCGGTGACGGTGACGTGCAGACGTGGCTACCCGATCAGGAATTCCCAGCCGCTGTACGCAATCATACCGGACTGATTTACGCCCATAACGCTGCGTTCGAGCGTCTAATTTTCTGGTATGTCTTGCAGATCGACTTTAAGCTGGAGCAGTTCTACTGCACCGCCTCGCAAGCTCGGGCCAACTGTGCGCCAGGCTCGTTGGAAGACGTTGGCCGGTTCGCTGGCGCTGACATGCGTAAGGACCACCGAGGCAGTCAACTGATCCGTCTGTTGTCTATCCCCCGCGCCGATGGCACCTTCAACAACGACGCCGCCCTGATGGCCGAGATGGTGGCTTACTGTGAGCAAGACGTCCGGGCTATGCGCGCCATCAGCCAAGCGCTGCGCCCGATGTCCGACGAGGAGCTGCTGGACTACCATGTCAACGAGCGCATCAACGACCGTGGCCTGATGGTGGACGTGCCGCTGTGTGAGGCCGCGATCAAGTACGCTGGCGCTGAGTTGGCTGAGATCCAGCAGATCGTGATCGAGGTCACAGAAGGCGAGATCACCAGCGTCCGGTCGCCTAAGATGCGCGAGTGGGTGCTGGCCCGTGTTGGTGAGCAGGCCAAGAAGCTGATGTGGACCGGCGAGAAGTACAGCATCGACAAGTCAGTCCGCGCTAACTTAATTGCAATGAAGGATGAAGATGAGATACCGCCCGCTGTTGCCGACGTTATACAGTGCGCCGATGACCTCTGGGCGTCGTCGGTTGCGAAGTTCAGCCGCCTTGCAAGTCTGGCAGACGAGGAAGATGCCCGAGTTAGAGGTGCCTTTGTTTTTGCTGGAGGCAGTGCAACAGGGAGAGCTTCGTCGTACGGCGCTCAAGTCCATAATCTCCCACGTAAAAGCGCTAAAGACCCCGACGCCGTCCGCACAGCAATGGTTCGAGGCCATGAGATCGTGCCACGATTCGAGAAACGCATTACTGACGTCCTAAAAAAGATGCTGCGCCCGGCCATCATCGCCGCGCCTGGTAACGTCCTGATCGCTTACGACTGGTCGGCCATTGAGGGTCGCGTGCATCCTTGGCTGTCCAACTGCCCGGCAGGTGAAAAGAAACTGGACGTCTTCCGGTCAGGCCTTGACCCTTACATCGTCAACGCTGTTGCCACCTTCCGGCTGGACTATGCACACATCTTGGCCGAGCATGAGGCTGGCCGCAGTGACATGCGTCAGATCGGCAAGGTGCAGGAGCTGGCCCTCGGGTTCTTGGGCGGTGCTGGCGCGTTCGAGGTGTTCGCCCGTGTCTACGGTGTGCGCCTGTCAGCGTCCGAGGTCAAGCGAGCCGTGGACGGCTGGCGCAGGGCCAACCCGTGGGCGCAGGCGCATGGGCAGTTGCTGGAAGGCGCTTACATGCGTGCGATGAGAAACAAAGGGCATGAATTCAAGGCTGGCCGAATTGTTTACTTGTTCGATGGGCAAACCCTCTGGTATGCTCTGCCCTCCGGTCGGGTGCTGTGCTATCCCAACGCTAAATTTGACGATGAAGGCAATGTGACGTATTCCAAAGCAGCATTCAAACCCGCCGCCGACGCCAAAGAGTGGCCCCGCGCCCGCCTATGGCGTGGCTTGGCTTGTGAGAACGTCACGCAAGCAGCCGCCCACGACATCCTGAGACATTCCTTGCGCCAGCTCGATGGCGTAATCGCACACGTCCATGACGAAATTGTGGTCGAGTGCGCTGCGTCTGACGCTGAGGCTGTCGCCGCCCATATGCACCAGATCATGTGTACTGCGCCTGCTTGGGCGC